GTTTTTTCTGGATATTCTCCATTCACTACTGCCCCATTTAAATCCCTAATCATACCAATAGGCATATTCTTTCCTGTGCCTTGGATTATTGCGTTTTCAAGTCCAAATGCTAAAGCCTCATACATTACTTCCCTTACATATCTATCTAGCCATACAGGACCTAAGTCTAGCATGTCTTGAGATACAAGCATAAATGCAGATAATTTGTTTTGTCCTAACTGAATATCCTTAAAACTTGATTCTAATTCTTTAACAATTTCGGAGTTTAATGGACCCCATTGTGCCAATTGTTTAGTATTGGTATTTACTAGAATTCTAGTTAGTCCTGTTACATTCTTAAAGTCAATTACTGATAATAGTTCATGGTCCGCTTTTAAGTCCTCAAACACTTCGTTGATTACGGTCTCGGGCATTACCACATCTAGATTGTTGACTGAATTTGGTGCTGCTTGCATAGCTTCAATAGTTTTTTGATAGAATTCCTTCTCTTTAGAAGTTAATTGTCTAACTCCTCTAGTTTGAAGTATGTTGCTATCGTCTATTGCTATGACTCCTTGTGCCTCTCTCATTACTGCTTGTTCTATATTTGCCATGTAATCAGTAAATACTTGACTAAATTTTTCTGTATCTCCTTCTTCTAATGCTTGCTTGATGTCATCTCTAAATTCTTCCTTAGTTTTAGCTATTATATCTGGGTTTTCTACTCCCCCAAATAATTGTAAATCAAATTTTGTTTTCATTATTCATCTTCCTCCTCATTTTTAATATTAAAAAAAGCCTTCATCATTTCCAAAGGCTTATTTTCTGGTTCTTTTGGCTTTGGTTCTTGTTGATTGATTAATTTTTGCTCTAGTTTTTTTATTTCTGCTTGGATTATTTCCTCTATTTCTTCTTTGTCTACTTTTACATTTGCTACGGGTATCCTTTCAGGCTTTTTTATGATTTTTTGCATTAAAGATTTCCTAATGTTTTGGGTTGCCACTTTTTTTTCTTCTAATTCAAGAATTTCAGTAGCAAAACCCATTTCAAAAGCCTCATCACTGTCTATCCAAGTTTCTTCATCCATCATTTCTTTTATTTCTTCCTCTGATAAATTAGTGATATTCAAATAAGCATTTATACTTGCTTGGGTAATTTTCTCTAGGTCCTCTGCCTGTTTTTTAAGTTCATTGGAATCCCCTGCTACCCAAGTCCAAGCATTATGGATCATTAGTAAAGATGTATTGCTCATAATTCTTTCGTCACCTGCTGCAAATATAACACTTGCTATGCTACAAGCAAAACCATCCACATAAGTTTTTATTTTTGCTTTGTGCCTCTTTAGTGCATTGTAGATAGCTAGGCCCTCTTTTACTTCTCCGCCATAGGAATTTATAAAGATTTTAATTTCCTCTACATCCTCTAATTCTTCCAACTCTTTGACTAAAGTATAGCTTGATTTGTCTTTTTCTCTCCAATCATAAGAAGTTATATCACCATAAATATAGATTTCAGCTTTCTTGTTTTCTACATCCTGGTATAAAGAATAGTATCTTTTCACTTAATCACCTCCTATGCTAATGTATTTCCAATCTGTGTTAATGCTTTCCAAATATTTTCTATGTGTTTCCTTATATTCATCTATCTTGTTTTTGCTATTTATTGTACTATTAATGACCATATTTGGCTTTTTTAATCTTTGTTTTAGTCTTGGTAATATATTCAATCTAATCACCTCCCCCATTACTAGTGCTTCCATCTTCTAACACTTTATCTAATACCTCTAGGTTACGTGTTATAAATCTCATTTGACCTATATCCCCTCCTAACGGTTCCTTGCCCAATATCCTCAATATATCATCAATAGTTAAGGCTGCATTTCTGTTTAATAAATCTATGCTGTTTGCTATATCCCTTAAATCTACTGCCTTTATGTTAGATGTATCTAATTTTGCATAGGTTCTTTCTTCGTATAGTTTATAGCCATACATTTTTCTGTTTATTTCATCTGTGATTAGTTTTGCCAATGGATTTATGCAAAAAGTTAAGAAGTTATTTACTGCGTCTTTTGTATCTACAGTATCCCCTTTTAGTAAACTAGGCGGTATCCCATAAGCTATTGCTATAAAGTCAAAAACATCGTTAATAAAATTCTTTGTTTCTCTACCACTATCATTTGATTGAGTTTTTTTGGTTTTATCTATTTCCTCATATTCAAAACCATTTGACTCTGGATATACAGCATCTTTAGAAGGGTCCATAAAATCTTTCATTGTTGCTTGAATATGTTTTTGAAGTTTCCCTTCCTCTTGGAGTGTCTTAGGCAAGTTTGTTGGTATTTTTATTTTTCCTTTTCTTGCTTTACTATTTTGATAGCCTTTAATACTAGCAGAAATTAATTTTATATATTCATTGTATATGCCATTTATTGCTGATTGTATTGCAGAATTATCATCTTTTAAGTATATTACTTTGCTTTCATACCATATATCATTTAAAGAATAATCTCCTATGATGATATCTGAGTATATATTTTCTTTGAAAACAAATTCTTCTTTTGAAAAACTATCAGCTAAATACATTTGATTATCTTGTAGTAATATTAAAGCTTCACCTTCTCTTAATAATTTATCCACTACTTCTCTCCAGAATAAGGACGCTGGTTTATTTTTGTTAGCCTCTATATTAAAAAGATAATAATTCCGCTTTTTAACTTCTTTCCCTTTTTCAAATGTTTGAAATTCTGCTCTAGAAATTGTTTTTGCTATTAATTTAATACTAGCTTCTGCAATAAGAACTTTATAATAAATATTATTTGCTGCATTTATACTGCATGTTTTTAATGTTATTTCATCATCATTACTAAATATTCTGTTTAAAAAATCTATTAACGCCATATTTCACCTCCTAGAATGTTATTGTGTTTAAAAATACTGGCTCTGTTGCTTCTTCCAATTCTCCATCTTTAGTAAGTGCATGAAGAAGTGCAAAAAACCCGTCTGTTTTTCTTGTTTTAGGTTCTATTTTTTTATAGCTTATATTTCCTTTTGCATCTAGTTCCTTATAAGTATTATTAACATACCATCTCATAGTTGGATTATCTCCAAATACTATTTTTTCTTCTGCAAATATACTCTCCACTAATGGTGCTAATTTCCCATGCGTTACAGGGCCGCTTCTACAAGTACTTAATGGCAAACCTCTAGTTTTAAATTCTTCTTCTAATAAACTAGCTCTATATTCATCTGCAACTATGTCCAAAATGTAGTAATCTTTAGCTTTATTTATAAACCATTGAGCTATATATTCAGGTCTTATTAAATCTTCCTTTACTATTGTTATAAGCCCTCTACTTGCCATTTCTCTTACAGGAAATTTAATCCTTCTATTTTCTATTTTAAGAGCCTTATGGCATACAAATGTATGCTCAATCCAATATCTCATGCCATTGTGTTTAAACAGCAACCCTACACTTGCAAAATCAGTAATTTGTGCATAATCAATTGCACCTATACACTGCTGTCCTATTAATTTATCATAAGGTATAGGTTTATTTGTTTTTAATATCTTCTCCCATGGTACAGCAGGAGTGTACATATCTTCTACAGGATAATTCATTCTCTTCGTCATGAAATCTATATAAATATGTGTTTGATATTTCATTTTTGTAAAATCTTTATGCATTTCCTTTTGTAAATTTGGAAAATAAGGTAATGACGGATTAGCTTTCACCCACATTTTTGGATTTTCTGCTTCTTCTTTTTTATCGATTTTGTAAATTAATGGCAACAACCCTAAATCTTTAATTTCTCCAGTTAATACTTTTTTAGCTAATTCTAACTCTTCGTCTAAAACGCCACCTCTAACATAACCATTTGTAGTAATTTTAAATGTTCTAGAGTGTTTTCTTTTACCAAATCCTCTAGTAAATACATTTATAGTGTCATAATTCTCATATTCATGAATTTCATCAAAAACTAAACATGCTGTCCTTTTCCCGTCTTTAGTTTTGGAATTAGAAGTATTGTATTTGATATAAGAATTTGTCTTTAAATTAGTTATTTTTTGCTTTGTTTTATAAAAGAATTTCTTAGATTTTTTCCATGTGTTTTCTAATACGTTATAAACATCTTCAAACGATGTTTTAGCTTGCTCTTCATTATTAGCAACAATATCTACATTATAGCCTTTAACTCCATGATAATGAGTAGTAAGATACCATATCAAAGGAGAAATAAACCCGTTTTTCCCATTTCCCCTACCCATTACTATTAAGAATTCATCAAATACTACCATATCAGTAGCTTTATAATAGCAATGAATAAGTGCTAATATAAAAAGCTCCCAATTAAGGAGCTTAAACTCAAAATATCTTTCTATTAGTTCAACCGCTTTATCAATTTTTTCTATATCAATAAATACATCTGGATTATTTAGCTTATATTCTATATAATCCATGGCTTGCTTTAATTCTTTAGATGCAGGTATTTTGCCACTTCGTATATTATCCATGTACGAATCAATATATGGATGATAGTCTCTTCTTCTCTGTTTCACTACATCCTCACCACCTCCAGATTGAATTTATTTACCTTACATTTCCCAATCTTCTTCATCCTCATCTTCAAGTTTACTAGGTTTTAATCCCAAAGCATCTAATAGTTTTAACATTTGATTGTTGACGTTAGTAAGCTCTCTAACACTATCATTTTTTTTATAGCCCCATTGATTTTCGCCATTCTGATATTTGATAGTTACACCTTTTTCTTTAATGTCTTTGATTAATTTGTTTTTAACTTCCCAAAGGGCCATATAGTCGTTTACTAAGTCAATGTAATGTTGACCATACACTCCATTCCTTTCTAATTGATCCAATAGATCCTCTTTAATTAATGTCTTTTTACTCTTTGCCATACTTCACCACCTTTTTTAACCTCACACTACACCCCACCTCACATGAGAATTTAAAAAATTTGTTTTGTCAGGTGAGAGCGGCGGTGTACAGGCTGTTCTAAAAACCTGCCCTTTTCTATCGGGGGGAAT